TACATTCGGACCTAGAATGGCGCACGATGATACCATTGATGCGCTTGCGTATGCAGTTAAATACGCTTACCCGCCCCAAAACATAGCCGTCCAAAGAGATGGTAAACACTATCGGAAACATAAATCGCCCAAGAATTGGGTTATAGCTTAGGTACCTATGGCAAAACGAACAGATAAGACTGCTAATCGCGTAAAAAGCTTATATGATTCTTTAAATAACTCATTTAGAGAAAAATGGGAATCTACGAATCAGCAGGGATATGATTTTTATTTAGACAATCAACTTTCAGCAAAAGAAAAAGAAGCACTTGAAGAAACTGGAATGCCGACCTTTACGATTAATAGGGTTATTCCTGTTGTTGAAATGCTTAATTATTATGCGACAGCCTCGAATCCAAGGTGGCAAGCTATTGGCGTTGAAGGTAGTGATTCAGGTATTGCTGCTGTTTTTTCTGATATTGCTGATTATATATGGAGTAATTCTGATGGTCAATCTCTTTACTCAAATGTTGTAAATGATGCAATAACAAAAAGTGTTGGCTATCTATTGGTTACTGTAGACCCAAATGCAGATAACGGTATGGGAGAGGTTGTTGTACAACAGCCAGAACCTTTTGATATATTTGTAGACCCAAAATCTAGAGATCCGCTATTTAGAGATGCTTCTCATGTAATGATCAGAAAAGTATTTACAAGAACACAACTTCTAAAAACATTCCCACAATATTCAGCAAAGATTAAAAGAGCTTCTGCTAATTTTGGTGAGACAATGGGTCGTTCTATGGGAGCTACTGACACTGGAGATATTCAGTATAATGATATTACAGAGGGATACGATAAAGAAGGTGGAGTAGACGAATTAATTGAACTTTTTGAGCTCTATGAAAAAGAGCAAGTAAAATATTATAATGTATTTTATCAAGTTATACCATCTAAACAAGAGATGGAACAAATTACACAAAATGTCCAAGTCCAAATCCAGGAAATGCAAAAAGAGATGGCTGTGCAAATGAAAGAGATGCAAGCTCAGATGGCTCAAGCTGTAGATGCTGGAGAAATGCTTCCTGACAGAATGGTTTTGGAAATTGAAAAACAGAATAAAATGAATCAGCAACAGCTAGAAGCTGCACAACAGCAGCTAATGGCTGAAGCTCAGAAAGCAGCAAGCATTGTTCAGAATAATGTTGTAAATGTTAAAGAGTATAAAACTCTTATGGATGATAAACGTTTTGCTGAAACTGTTGTTGATGTAGTAGAATTTTATAAGCCCGCAATTAAACAAAGTTGCGTAGCAGGAGATGTTACTCTATATGAGGCAGATTTGCCAATAGAGCATTATCCATTAGTACCATTTACATATAAATGGTCAGGAACCCCTTATCCAATGAGCGCTGTGAGTCCTTTAGTAGGAAAACAGCGTGAGATTAATAAGGCGCACCAGCTTATGATTCATAACGCTTCATTGGGATCTTCTCTTAGATGGATGTACTTTGAAGGATCTATTGATACTGATTATTGGGAAAAGAATGCAACTGCTCCAGGGGCTTTATTACCAGTTAATCAAGGGTTTGACCAACCAAAAGAGGTCCAACCTGCAGCCTTAAATAATGCATTTTATACGATTACTCAGCAAGGTAAATCAGATATGGAATATCTTGCAGGTATTTACTCTAGTGCTCAGGGGGATACGCAGCAACAGCATGAAACATATCGTGGAATGCTTGCGTTAGATGAGTATGGGACTCGCAGAGTAAAACAATGGTTAAAGAGTAGTATAGAACCTGCTTTAAAACAAGTTGGTGAAATTGTTAAGCAATATTCACAAGCAGTTTACCAAGCACATAAGGTATTTAGAATTGTCCAGCCAAGTGCTCTCCAAGAAGAAAAGGAAGTTGAGATCAACATTCCAATCTTCAATGATATGGGAGAAGCTATTGGTAAGTGGCAGGATTATGGATCTGCGAAATTTGATGTAAAAATTGTAGCAGGTAGTACATTGCCTGTGAATCGCTGGGCTTATTTAGCAGAATTAAAAGAATTAATGCAATTGGGAGTTGTCGATGACCTCGCTGTTCTTGCAGAGACGGATATTAAAGATAAAAATGCAATTGCAAAACGTAAAAGCCTATACCAGCAGCTTCAACAAGCTGTTGAGGCTTTAGAAGAACAAGTCAAAGATAAAGACGGAACAATTGAAACGCTTGAACGACAATTAGTTCAGGCAGGAATTAAGGATAAAATACGCTCAGTAGAAACTGAGATACGCAGAGGCGCAGTAAAGGCGCAGGGCAAAATGGCTCTAACCGCTGACAGACAAGAAGCTGATGTGAAAATCCAAAAAGAAAAGGCTCAAATAGAGCTACAAAAAGATAAACAATCAAGGAGCAATAATGGCACAAAAGAATAACCAAGACAACTCCTCAGACCCAGTCGAAGAACTGAATCCAGATGTTAATCTGAATTTAGAAGATGGCGGGATTGAGGACTCTGGTGACTTTTTCGAATCATTAGACCGTGAGGTGAACGGGATGATTCTTGATGACGATTCAGTCGGAGAAGTCGAAGAACAGGAAACTCAGCGAATAGCTGACCCAGGTGTTGACACACAACCAGACGATCACCAGCACGATTGGGAAAAAAGGTATAAAGATTCATCATCGGAAGCACAGCGTTTAAAGACGCAGCTTAATGAAGTTTCTCAATATCAACCCTTAATCGAGCGATTGAGAGAAGACACGGGAATGGTAAATGCAATAGAAAATTACATAAAGAATGGCGATAAGCCTGAAGATGTAAAGCAGGCACTAAACCTTCCAGACGATTTTGTGTTTGATCTAGATGATGCTGTTACAAATCGTGAGTCATTAAGCGCGAAGGCGTTAGAACATACGATTTCCAGCACAGTAGATCAGCGTGTCAACAATCAGTTACAGCGTGAACGAACAGTTCGAAAAGAGGAAACTCTTAGAGGAAAAAGAGACCAAGACGCAAGAGAGTTTAAAGAGAGAATGGGAATCTCAGATAATGAATATAATGAAATGATGGCATGGGCGAATGAGCACCAAACATCAATAGAAGATATTTATTATTTGAAAAACCGTGAGAAGAGGGATCAGAAGGTAGTTAAAGGTACAAAAGAAGACATGCTGAAACAGATGAAATCGGTTCGGAATATTCCAGCAAGCGTATCTAACAAGAATACAGTGAAAACAGAGAGAAAACACGAAGATCAAGTCTTCGATGCTCTGAAAGATGTGGATTCTGGTTTGGATGGCTTATTTACTTAGTGGGATAAAAAATAGTGCCTCTATTTAATTAAAACGAAAGTGAGGCAAACCTCATGGCTGATAATCCTTTACAATTATCAACACATGCTCAGGCTCAGGTCGAATCTGGTTTTAATACTGGTGATCTAAGGAGACGGTATGACTTTTCTGATCGTGTATCAGAATTGGCACCTGATCAAACTCCATTTTTTAGAGTATTGAGCAAAGTTGCTAAAAAAGCAACAACAGACCCAGAGTTTAAAACTCTGGAACAACGCCATATGTGGCACAAGCGATATGCTTATGCAGTCGCAATGGACTTAAGCGCAACTACGGTTGGCGATGCAGCAGCTTATACTGATTATTCTTTTGCAGCAACAGATCTGCAATTGGATGACGTTATGGCTGTAGCATTTAGAACTGATTATTTATCTGCTGGTAACGTACAGAATGTCCTTGGACAAACTGGTACTGCAGTAGGTGCATCTGGAACTAAACCAATTTTTCACCTAGTGAATCAAATTGTTAAAATTCCAGTTCGTTTAATCACAGTAGCTAATGCTGGTTCAGGACAGGACGAGACAGTTCCTACAACTTATACCGATGATTATATCATGGTTAAGATTACGGCAATTGGAACTCCTTCGAATTCTGACGCACAGACTGTTTACGCAGTTTGTCAAGTAGTTCGTGGAATTTCTGCAGCTGCAGTGACTGCGCATGATTACTATACATTAGCTGGAGCACAATACGAACATACAGGTACAACTTTTGATGCAGTAGTTACGACTGCTTATGCTGAAAAAGATAAGTGCTATGTTGTTGGTTCTGCACATGCTGAAGGTTCTAGTTTCCCAGATACCTACAAAGATACACCTTACAAGGATGTAGTAGGTTACACTCAAATCTGGAAGACAACCATGCAGATGACAAACACTGCTCGCGCAACCGAGTTAAAATTAGCTCGCGACGAATGGGCACGCGTTTGGAAGAACAAACTAATCGAACATAAATGGGATATTGAAACAGATATCTTGTTTTCTTCTAAGCAGAAGGATTCCGCTGGTGTACGTTACACTGCTGGTATCGTTGATTATGTTCTTACTAGTGGTAACTTATTCTCCATTGATCTAACAACTGATGGAACTACATCAGATGATTTCTTGGAAAATATGAGTTCTTTCATGGATCCTAGATATAATAGCTCAAATGCTACTATGTTCATGTGTGATACTGCGACCTATAATTGGTTACATAAATTAGGCGGCTTTCAAAAGAATGACGTTGAAATTAGTGATCAGTTTAGATTTGATTTTGCTGTAACAGGCAAGAAAAAGTTATTTGGTTTACCAGTAACTCAGATCTCAACTCCATATGGTGATATGAATGTTGTTCGCAATATTCATTTAGATGGTTCTCCAGTCAAAATTTTGGCTGTCAACTTGAAGCACGTAGCTTGGCGACCATTGGTCGGTAACGGTGTTAATCGCGATACAGCGGTTTATGTTGGCGTTCAAAGTCTAGAGAACACGGGTGTTGACAGACGCATTGACTTAATCCAAACCGAAGGCGGTATGGAAATAGTTATGCCTGAAGCGCACGCTATCTGGAAATAATGATTCTTAAGGGGGAACCTCTGTATTAACATGTTCCCCCACTAATCAAAGGGAAATAATATGGCAAGTTTAGAAACACAAGTTCGAGCATTAGCAGGAACTTCTACGAATGAATTGCAATGGGTCAATGACGGAATAAGAATTGTTATTGATAAAGTTTTATCGATTGATTCTGAGTCTGGATATTTGTTTTCACAAGAGCTTTCTGGCTCAAGTAGTGGCGCAACTGTAACTGAAAGACAACACATATTGAATGTTACAAAAGGCAGTAAAGCTGCAACGCTAATCCCTGCAGATAAAAGATTCGCAGCTGCTGAATCCGATTCTCTGCAAAAAGCTACAGATAATTATCCTCAATATTATGTTTTAGATCAAAAATTATATATTTTACCATCTGGAAGTTTTACTTATAGCGCTGTTGACTATACAACCCTGGCAAATTTAAATGCGAGTACAATTAACAATTTTCCAACTAGCCTAATACCTGTAGTTGTTAATTATGCTGCTATGAAAGCTTTACAAGAAAAGATGGTCGGCTACACGGGTCTGTCGGGCTTGGTACTCTCTTTACCTTCTACACCTCCTCAACCTACGTTGTCTTTTGGAGTTGCAAGTGACGGAATGACGACAGTAACTGCAGTTGATGACGTATCTCTACCCGAGTATGTCTCGATAGCCGACCCATCAATTGATGCATTAGATCTTTCTTCTTCGAATAGTGCAATAGACGCTATTCCAACTCCTCCTGGAGCACCTTCTTTCATTTATACGGATGCAGCATTACAAGGATCTTATAGTGCTCAATCGGCAACCTTTAATACAGCTGCTCCGACTTATACTCCTCCAGTAATGAAGGAAATAAATTTTACAAAAATAACCTCATTGATCGAAACAGATGAAGATATTGAACTCGCTCAGTCTAAGTTATCTGAAGAACAGCAAAAGGTGACTGAGTTCAGTGCTAAAATTCAAGATAGTTTGAATACCTTTAATAAAGAAAATGCTGTATATCAGATCCAATTCCAGAAGTCTATTAATGAATTTGAGAAAGATATACAAAGAAGAATTCAGGAGATGAGTCTTTCAACTAATATAGATCTTCAAAATAAAGCAAAAGGTCTTGAAAAAGAAGCTAGTGAGTATAATTCTCAATTGCAAAGATACGGAACTCAAGTTCAGCAGTATCAAGCACAGTTAAATGCTGTTGTTCAGGAATGGACTCTTGAGAACTTAAATTATAAGTTTGCTAAATGGCAGGCAGATCTACAAGAAAATTTAAATGAGTATCAAGCTAAAGTTGGTTCTATTATTCAGAAGTATTCAGCAGATATTTCAAGACAAACTTCTTTTACTCAAGCTGAAGCAGCTGAATTAGGAGCTAAATTACAGCATGATGCTGCAAAGAATCAGGTTGAGTTACAAAGATTTGGGTCTTCACTTCAAGATTATCAAGCTAGAGCTCAAACTTATATAGCCGAGTTCAATGCTAAAATGCAAAAAGAACAAATTCAATATCAATGGTATGAAAAACAATATGCAATGGTTAGAGAGCAATACGAGAAGGGGTTTGAACCATTTTTAATAAGGAGACAACAAGATGGCGAACAGAGTAGAGTACGCAGTTAGCGTAACCCCAGTTAGAACAATTGCGGGCGTTGCAGGTAAATATGCTGCTCAAGATGTTATAGAGGGCGATGTAAACAAAACATTAGGCGGTAGTGATTCTGTCGTAACGGGATCAGCAGATATAGCTGTAGTAGGATTTTCTGAAGGAACAGTTGCTTATGGTAATTGTCCAGTTTCTGGTGGATCTGAATTAGTAATTGCAGCTAATGATGCATGTGATGTGTTATTTATAAAGCATACTGGGTATCAATATGGAGCAGACGCAGAAACTTTAGGAACTGCTTCTACTGCAAATATTGATTTAATTGTAAAATTAGAATATTCAGATGGAAATTTTAAAGAATTTTGTAGAATAAGTCCAGGTGGAGCAATTGCTTTACCAAAAGTTCCTGCTTTAGGGAGTGGAATGGGATTTGGGCTTATTTCTTCTGGGGCTGAGACAATAGCTGTAGAATATGCGGTTATAGATTAATATGAGTTGGTCTGAAACAGAAACAACTCCTAGCACTACTTGGTCTACAACTTCTCAAGTTAGTCCAAATACAAGCTATGACACATCAACGACAACTCCAGATCTGACTTGGAGGCATTTTGCATACTTGTTATGGAAAGAGAATAATAACAGGATATGGGGTCAAGTTGAATATCAGTGGGGTTCAGAATGATACTTAAAGAATTAATGGAAAGAGCTGGTAGTACTAATCAAGGATATTCAATTGCATATTTAAAAGATGCTATGAGAGAAATAAATATGATGATCGAAGATAATGTAGTTGCGTCTAAAGCTGATATAGTTAAGGACCAGCGATATTACTCTTTCCCAGATAATTTTGTATCTTTAAAAGAT